CACCTATTAAGTCGTCGGCAGCGTCAGATGTGTATAAGAGACAGGTATATAACTGCTATACTGGGGACTTTTTTTGAATTCAGAAGGGATATGATTGGATGTTGATAGGATGGCAAATGAGAAAAATTTAATACCGAATTCTGAACGAACTCCGAGCGAGCTCCGAGAAATAACAAAAAAAGGCGGCATTAAGTCGGGAGAAGTGCGCCGTCAAAAAAAGACCCTTTCTGAATTAGCAAAAATGATAGCTGAGAATCCTGCCCCGACCACTGCGAAAAAGAAGCTCACAAAGATGGGAATATCTGATGAGGATGCAAATAACAATGCCTGCATTGTAGCTGCCGTATACGATAAAGCTATTAAAGGAAATATGCAGGCAGTAGACAAATGGGAACAGTTGGTAGCTGTATCAAAATCAGACGAAAGCAAATACGAACTTCCTGCCAGAGTGCTCGGAAAGGCATTTGTGGATATTAACCGACAGATTAAGCCCAACATTGAATATGTATTCGAGGGCGGTCGAGGTGGTCTGAAATCCTCTTTCGTAGCTTTTAAGATTGTTGAGCTTATTAAGAATAATCCACAGATGCACGCCTGCATTACAAGACAGGTGGCAGGCACTCTGAAAGATTCCGTATACGCCAATATGAAATGGGCTATCAATGAACTTGGACTGATGGAAGAATTTGAATGCAAGGTGTCGCCACTTGAGATCAAGTATATTAAGACTGGACAGACAATATACTTCCGTGGTCTGGATGATGAAACCAAACTGAAATCCATTAAGCCGGAGTTTGGCTACATTGGAATCCTCTGGAAAGAGGAAAAAGATCAAATGAAGGGAGACGCACAGGAACGTTCTGTTAATCAGTCAGTACTTCGTGGTGGTGATGAATCCTATGATTTTTCATCATACAACCCACCAAAATCAAAATCAAACTGGGTAAATAGGATTAAGCTCACACCTAACCCAAAAAGAGTTATTCATCATTCAAGTTATCTGGAAGCCCCGGCAGAGTGGCTAGGTCAGAAATTCCTTAATGATGCAGAGCACTTAAAGGAAGTCAATCCAGAAGCATATGAGCATGAATACCTGGGTGTCCCAAATGGTGACGGCGGAAACGTATTTGAATATCTCGAAATCAGAGATATTACAGACGAAGAGATCAGCCACATGGACCGCATTTTCGCTGGCGTAGATTATGGATGGTACCCGGATGCCTTCTGCTATCTCCGAACTTATTATGATTCTGCCAGAGAAAAAATATATCTGATTGACGAACTGTATGTAAATAAATGGAGCAACTCCAAGACCGCTGATTGGATTAAGAAAAAAGGCTATGATGATTACACAATGATATGTGATTCTGCGGAACCTAAATCTGTGAACGACTTCCGGGATGCCGGACTTCCTGCAAGAGGAGCAATCAAAGGACCGGGAAGTATCGAGTATGGTTTCAAATTCTTACAGACAAAGACTATAGTCATTGACCCGAAGCGAACACCGAACGCATATAAAGAAATCACAGAATATGAGTACGATCGGGACAAAGAGGGAAATGTAATAAGTGGTTATCCTGACGGAGATGATCATGCAATCTCGGCACTTAGATATGCTTATGAGCCGTTGTTTAACAGGAGAGGTTACAGTGCATAATGGGACTTATAACAACACTAAAAAGGTGGTTTAACATGATTTTCAAAAAACAAGCTGAAGAGGATTTCAATATCCAAGCGGCAGAATTTCCAGAAATGGAATCACTGATTAACCGGTGTGCGAACATCTACAGGGGCGCACCGGAATGGCTAGATGATAAGAATAATATCAAGACGATCAATTTCGCTAAATCTGTCTGCTCAGAGACAGCCCGGCTCGCAACGCTGGCGATTGGCATTCAGATAGATGGTTCTGCAAGGGCTACATGGCTACAGGAACAGATAGACAAAGTGTACTTCCAAATACGTCACTGGGTAGAATATGGCTGCGCCTACGGAACGGTATTCATTAAGCCAAACGGGGAGAGTCTTGACGTATTCACTCCGGCAGATGTGATGATTGTGGATTATGATAATCAGGAAATCAAAGGAATTATATTTAAGGATTCTTATACTGTCGGAAGAAAATACTATACAAGGCTCGAATATCATCGTTTTGTTGAAACCACCGTGGATGGTGTGACAACTTATCCGTACTACGTTTCAAATAGAGCTTATGTATCAAAATCTCCTCAGAGTATTGGAGATAAGATTGACCTTAAACAGACCAAATGGGCTGACCTCATGGCAGATACGCCGCCGATTCTCAAAGCAAACGGAGAGAAGCTGGACGGGCCTCTGTATGGAGTATTGCGGACGCCACAAGCGAACAATGTAGATATTAGCACACCACTTGGACTTCCGATATTTGCTGAAGCTATTGAAGAACTGAAAGACCTCGACATTGCATACAGCAGAAATGCCGGAGAGATTTTTGATTCGCAGAAGATTGTTCTGGCAGATGATAGACTGCTGATGCCAAGCGGCGCACCTGTAGCAGCTATGTCGCCACAGGGCATGGAGAGCAGACGGAACGAGATGAGGTTACCGCACTTTGTCAAGAATGTGTTCGGGCAGGTCGAGAAAGAGTTTTACCAAGAAATCAATCCACAGCTCAACACAGATACCCGCATAAGCGGCATAAATGCCCTTTTAAGTCAGTTGGGGTACAAGATTGGATTTTCCAACGGGTACTTTGTTTTTAACGAATCTAGCGGTATTCAGACGGCTACGGGAGTAGAAGCAGAACAGCAGAGGACGGTGCAATTCATAAAAGACGTTCGAGACAAACTGGAATCCTGTCTGGATGAAGTAATCTACGCGTTGAACGTTTACGCTGACCTGTACGGACTTGCATCAGTCGGAGCATACGAGGTCAATTATGATTTCGGAGATATTCTGTATGTGCGTGAAAACGATCGTGCAAGATGGTGGCAGTATGTGACCACTGGCAAGGTTCCGGCATGGCTGTATTTCGTAAAGTTTGAAGGAATGACGGAAAACGATGCGAAAGCAATGGTCAAAGAAGCTCAGCCAGACGAACCAAAACTGTTTGGAGATGAATAATTATGTTAAGCCCAGAATATTTACGCCGGATAACAGAGGGCAGTGAACAGATAGCAGAAGAACTGCATCAGTATATCATCTCTGAGATCGTGTCACGGATGATGGCAAGAATCGGCAGAGGTGAGGATTATATTCTGACCAATGCTGATGCGTGGAGAATCAGAACACTACAGGAATCCGGTGAGCTGCTAGAGGACATTTTGGCAGAATTATCCAGATATACCAAACGTGAACAGCAGGAACTTATTGAAGCGTTTGAAGATGCCGGGATTACTGCAATGAACTACGATGATAAGGTATACAAGGCAGCAGGATTAAGTCCTGTGCCGCTTGAGCAGTCACCGGCTATGATAAGGCTCATGGAACGGAATATGCTTGCAACCATGGGCGAGTGGAAGAATTTCACAAGAACGACTGCAAGTGCCGCTCAGAGGCTTTATATCGAGCAATGCGACCTTGCATATAATCATGTGATGACTGGGGCAGTTGGGTATACGCAAGCCATTAAAGAGGCAGTTAATAACGTTGTGAGTGATGGCGTTACCGTCACATATCCATCTGGTAGAAAAGACACGATTGAAACAGCGGTTGCACGTTCTGTCAGAACTGGTGTGGCGCAGGCTACGGGAGATATATCTCTAAAGCGTATGGAAGAAATGGACTGGGATTTAGTTCTGGTCAGTGCACACATAGGAGCCAGAACAGGTGATGGCGGTGAGAATCCTGGAAATCACTCATGGTGGCAAGGCAAGATATACTCTCGTTCTGGAAGGAGTAAGAAATTTCCACCGTTCTCATTGACCGGATACGGGACAGCAAGCGGATTGTCAGGGGTCAACTGTCGGCATAGTTTTGGAGCCAGCGATGGAGAATTTAATCCCTATGCAGAACTATCAGCACAGGACAAAGCCAACAAAGGAAAACAGTATGAAAAAGAACAGAGACAACGTACTTATGAACGGAGAATCCGCAAAACGAAGCGCGAAGTCCTTGGACTGCAAGCGGCGGTTGATAACTGTAATGACGAACAGGCGAAATTCGCATTACAGCAAGACCTTGACCGGAAGTCTTATCTTTTACAGAAACAAAATGCTGCATACAAAGATTACTGCAAGCAGAATGACCTGAGGGAGTTGCAAGACCGGCTCATGATTGCGAAGTGGAACCGCCAGAACGCCGCTAAAGCCAGAGGAGCGGCGAAGAGATATAAAACAGCAAAGGGGATTGACTGATGGATAGATGGGAATTTTACAATCCGAATCCCGCCGGGAATCGAGTCGGAGATTGTGCTGTCCGGGCAATATGCAAGGCAACCGGTTTTGACTGGGAAACAGTATTCGCCGGATTAATGATACAGGCGTGTACTCTGTCAGATATGCCAAGTGCAAATTATGTCTGGGGAGCGTATCTGTATAAGCATGGGTACAGACGTAAGCTGATAGAACAATCAGAACGATATATCTATACAGTCAATGACTTCTGCGCAGATCATCCGACAGGCACATACATTCTCTGTATAGATGGTCATGTGGTGACAGTGCAGGATGGCAAATATTTCGATACATGGGATTCCGGAAATGAGATCCCGGTATATTACTGGGAAAAGGAGAATAAATGAGCATATCAGAATTTGTACAGATTTTCCTCTCTATCTGCGGAGGGGTGTCCATTGTCGGAGGGGCAGCAGCTGTGATCTTTAAGTGGATTACTCCGGCATTCCGGCTCAATAAGCGAGTAGAAACACTGGAAGAACATGATAAACGAGATTACGAGAGTCTTCAGAGGATTGCAGAACGTGATTCGTTGATTCTGGAAGTGTTGTCGACCATGTTGGACAGTCAGATCAGTGGGAATAATGTGGAGGAATTAAAAAAAACAAAACAGAAGCTTACAAATTATCTTGCACAGAATCAACGTTAATTGCATTAATAAGGGGTATGCTCATGAAGTTATATGTGTTCACAAAGAAAGATATAGACAGATTCTTGATAGAGTGTAATTTTACACCGGACGAAGAAAGACTGTTCCGGCTGAGATGTAAGGAATATACGCTCGAATACTGCGCTGAACAGATGAATGTGAGTATATCCACGGCGAAACGGTTAAGCCGGAGGGTGAATAATAAAATAATTAAAGTGTGTTGATACTTTTTAGACACTAATTAGAGCCAGAAACGAACTGTTTCCGGTTCTTTTTTTATGCAAAAATATAACCAGAAAGGTGGTGCATAAGATGGCATTATACAACAATCCTTATCAATATAGTTTTGGCGTTCCGGGGCAGATGAATCAGTTCCAGCAACAGCCTGTCCAGATGCCAGCTCAACCAGTACAGCAACCCCAACAGAATAATAATGGTATCCTGTGGGTATCTGGTGAAGTTGGCGCAAAATCCTATCTGGTAGCGCCCGGGACAAGTGTTTTGCTGATGGACAGTGAGAGCGAAAAGTTCTACATAAAATCCACAGACGTTTCCGGTATGCCACAGCCATTACGGACGTTTGAGTATCACGAAATAGGCACTCAGATGCCGCCTAAACAGCCTGTTCAGAACATGGACAGTAAATATGTCACCAGACAGGAATATGACGATTTAAAGGGCAAATACGAAGCTATCATAAACCGATTAAATTCTTTTTCTGAACCTGTTAGAGCTAATACCGCGCAGGAATCAGCAGTCAAGGGAGGAAGTGCAGATGAGTAATCCATTATTTAATGCCCTCGGTGGTGGAATGCCGCAGGGGAACGGGCCAATGCAGATGGTACAGCAGTTTATGCAGTTTAAACAGAATTTTAAGGGAGACCCGAAAGCAGAAGTTGAGAAGATGTTACAGTCTGGAAAGATTTCTCAGCAGCAGCTTAATCAGGTCCAGCAGATGGCGGGGCAATTCCAACACATGTTAAAAGGAATAAAATAGTACATTACAATCTGGCCAGATTGATGTAAATACACAATAAAGGAGATTATATTATGGATGGAAATTATAGCTTATCAGATATAGCCGCCGCTACTGGAAACGGTAGAAATAATGACGGCATGTTTGGTGGAGATGGTAGCTGGTGGATTATTGTTTTATTCATTTTTGCTTTCTTCGGATGGGGCAATAACGGATGGGGTAATAATGGCAATGGCGGCGGATACGCAGCCACAGCAGCTACTCAGGCAGACATTCAGAGAGGATTCGATAACTCCGCAGTAATCAGCAAACTTGACGGAATCAACAACGGTCTCTGTGATGGATTCTATGCCATGAATAACAGTATGCTTACTGGATTTAACGGAATCAACACCAACATCATGCAGACCGGCTTTGGAATCCAGCAGGCGATCAATGCTGATACTGTAGCGAATATGCAGAATACAAATGCTTTACAGGCACAGCTTGCGAATTGCTGTTGTGAGACCAGAGAAGCAATCCAGGGCGTAAACTACAATATGGCACAGAATACCTGCGCATTGCAGAACACAATGAACAGTAACACAAGAGACATTATTGACAGTCAGAATGCAGGAACAAGAGCCATTCTTGACTATCTTTGCAACGAAAAGATTTCTAACTTGCAGGCTGAAAACAATGACCTCAGACGTGCCGCTTCTCAGGATCGCCAGAGCGCACTGCTCACAACCGCGATGGCTTCTCAGACACAGCAGCTTATTAATGCGATTAATCCAGCACCGATTCCGGCATATCAGGTTCCTAATCCGAACACATATTACGGATGCGGATGCAACACCGGATGTAATTGCTGATAACTTCATATCGAGAGTATCTTTCGATTGATTCGGATGTCGGCTTATGCCGTATTACACAGAGGGGCAGGCTGAGACCTGTCCTTTTGTGATATGAAAGGGGTAAAAATTATGGCTGAATTTACAAGTATAGCTGTTCAGACTGTAGCAGCAAATGGAAACGTAGTATTTTCAAACACAGCAGTTAAAGGTTCTAACTGTATTCAGCACAGAGAGGGAAGCGGAATTATTACGCTGAGAGGACTTACTAACCAGTGCAAAGCGAGATTCTTCGTGGATTTTTCTGGTAATATCGCAATTCCAACAGGCGGCACTGTTGAGGCTATCTCTCTGGCCATTGCAATTTCTGGTGAGCCGGTTCTTTCTTCTCAGATGATCTCCACACCGGCAGCAGTGGACCAGTATAACAATGTGTCCTCTGGTATCTATATTGATGTACCTCGCGGATGTTGCGTTAATATCGCGGTAGAGAACACAAGCGATCAGGCAATTTCTGTTGCGAACGCAAACATTGTCGTAACCAGAGAAGCGTAGGAGGTGTGATTATGAGAGACATTAAAGACTTATGTGCAAGAATCGAAGATGAGCTTTCCAAAATCGCTGATAATGGACTGACCACTGGAAATCTGGAAATGACATACAAACTGATTGATATGTACAAAGACATAAAGAACACGCAGTACTGGGATAAGAAAGTGGAGTATTACAACACTGTCCTTGATGAGATGCGTGGTGGATACAATGACGATTACAGCGAACGTGGAAGAAAACGTGATAGCATGGGGAGATACAGTGCAAATGACGGCAGAATGATGCCGGATTACGACCGGGGCAGTTCTTATGCCAGACGTGGTGAACATTATGCTAGAGGACATTACAGCCGTTCTGACGGACGAGATGCTTATGACGACTATATGACACAGAAACAGAGCTATCGCTCCGGCAAATCTGAGGACTGCAAGAGGAAGATGCTCGCCGCTCTGGAAGAGCACCTTGACGAACTCACAACAGAAATGAGCGATATGTCCAAGGACGCAGAGTGTCGGGAAGAACGTGATCTTGTTAAGAGATACGTGGAAAAACTCCGGGATATGCTATAAAAACACAAAAGTGGTAGAGAGGTAGTTAAAAGAAATCTGTTATAATGTAATTGTGCAGCAGGAAGCACAAGTAAAACGGTTGTTTTGACATTTTCGTTTTAATCCTCCTTTCTTTAATTTTGTAGCTGGTGCGCACGCTTTAACGGAAAGCTAGACAGGTTCAAATCCTGTCGTGCGTATTTGTCATCTGGCACGCAAGATGGCACACCTCCTTGATTAAGGTTTTTGTTATTCATACTTTTCTTTAAAAAGAAATAAATATCCGAAACAACTCGTGGCAGGCATGACACGTTAAACACCTTGCTAACCCGGGAATCCGGGTTATGTGGAATGTACGCTAGTGGTAAACTGACAGAGTCGCACTCTGGTCTCCGGTTCGATTCCGGGCGTTCCACTTTGATTCGGTTAAAATTATGCTGTTTGCTTGCAGGCGGTCTATGATTTGGCTGAATCACAACATCATGATGCTGTAAGGGTTATGTCTTATCCTGTAGACTAATATTTAGTCCAAAAAGGCATTTCGATGTGGCTTCGCCAAGTGGTAGGGCACCGGGCTTTGACCCCGGGAGAGGAACACTCATTCATTGGTTCGAATCCAATAGCCACAGTTACCCTGCCAGTGGTCTAACTGGCTTAATCCATTTACCTGCGGCGGCAGGTCAATAAACACGACCAGGAGGATGTTATGCAGAAACTTATTGACACACTTAAATCATTTGGAATCGAAATCCCGGAGGATAAACAGGCAGATATTAAGAAAGCACTTTCTGAGAATTACAAGAACGCAAAGGAAGTTGCAAAAACTCTGTCAAAAGTCGAGGGTGAACGCGATGACTGGAAAGAACGTGCCGAGACAGCAGAAGAAACCCTAAAAGGTTTTGACGGTATCGACCCGGCAAATATTAAAAGCGAGTTAGAGACTTGGAAACAGAAAGCAGCAGATGTAGAAAAAGAGTTTAACGCGAAAATCTATGATAGAGATTTCTCAGATGCTCTGAAAGCGGCACTCGACGATGTTAAGTTTTCCAGTGAAGCAGCTAGGAAGTCTGTTATGGCAGACATCAAAGAAGCCGGATTAAAACTGAAAGACGGCAAAATTCTTGGACTGAACGACCTGATTGAGCAGATGAAACAGTCTGACGCATCCGCTTTCGTGGATGAATCTCAGCAGCAGGCTCAGCAGAATCAGGCAAGATTTACCACTCATGTTGGACAGCAGCAGACACCGGGAAGCATGACTAAAAAAGATATCGAAGCGATCAAAGACCCGTCTGAGAGACAGGCTGCAATCGCTCAGAATATCCAGTTATTCCAGTGATTTTTTACACCGACTATACGCCAGAGTATAGCCGCTAACCCAATACCTTAACAATTATGGGTAGAAAGGATTTTTTATGCCAGCAAAAACAAATCTTATTATGACTAATGATATTCAGGTCACAGCACGTGAGATTGATTTTGTTACCAGATTCGAAAGAAACTGGCAGCACTTACGTGATATTCTGGGTATCATGAGACCTATCAAAAAACAGCCGGGTGCTGTACTCAAGTCCAAATACGCAGAGGGTACTTTACAGCGTGGAAATGTTGGTGAGGGTGAGGAAATCCCTTACAGCAAGTTTACCGTAAAAGAAAAGACCTATGCGGAAATGACTATCGAAAAGTACGCAAAGGCTGTATCTATCGAAGCAATCAAGGACCACGGTTATGAGAACGCTGTTCAGATGACTGATGACGAGTTTCTTTTCCAGCTTCAGACTGATGTTACCGGCAGATTCTATGACTATCTGAAAACCGGTACACTTACTTCCACAGAAACAACATTCCAGATGGCTCTGGCAATGGCTAAGGGTCGTGTTGAAAACAAATTTAAACAGATGCACAGAAATGTGACTGGCGTTGTTGGATTTGTCAACATTCTGGACGTATATGAATATCTCGGAGCAGCTGAGATCACTATTCAGAATCAGTTCGGATTCCAGTACATGAAGGACTTTATGGGATTCAATACAATCTTCTTACTGTCCGACAGCGAGATTCCGAGAGGACAGGTTATTGCTACCCCTGTTGAGAACATCGTACTTTACTATGTAGACCCGAACGAGTCTGACTTTGCGAGAGCAGGTCTTGTGTATACCGTATCTGGCGAAACAAACCTGATCGGATTCCATACACAGGGCAACTACCACACAGCAGTATCCGAAGCGTTTGCGGTTATGGGACTTACTCTTTTTGCAGAGTACATTGATGCAATTGCAGTAATTACCATTGACGAAACACCAACGCTCGGCACTCTGACAGTAACATCTGCGGAAGGAACAGCAACTGGTGATACAAAAATCACTGTAAATCCGGCTAAAGAAAACGCTGGCAATGTGTACAAGTACAAAGTTGGTGCATCTGAAACAGCTGTAACTTATGGCCAGAATCTCAGAAACTGGACTACATGGGACGGAAAAGCCGACATTAAGGCAGCAACCGGGCAGAAGATTACAGTGGTTGAGTGTGATGGAACATACAAAGCGCTGAATGCCGGAAGTGCAAGCGTAACAGCAAAATGACAAACGTAGGAGGTAACTGGCATGGCTTATGCAGATTATGAATTTTACACAACTTCATATTTCGGTTCAGTCGTGCCAGAAACCGACTTTCCACGACTGGCAGAAAGAGCCAGTGATTTTGTGGATACAATGACATTTGACAGGTTGGTGGACGGACTGCCAACAAACGAACGCTCACAGAAGCGTATCAAAAAGGCGGTCTGTTCACTGGCTGAATTGATGTATCAGATTGAACTTGCTGAAAAGAATGCTATTAATCAGGCATCGGCAAATGTAACCGACATAAATGTCGGGAACATCTCAACAGGCATTGTAACATCTGTATCTTCTGGCAGTGAATCCATCTCTTACGCAACGCCTCAGCAGATTGGGGCAAGTGCAAAGGAATGGAGTGCGGTGTATGCCGCCGCCGGAGATGTACAGAAAACGAACGACTTGCTTCTTAAGACAGCTTTACCGCTTCTGATGGGGGTAAGGACGGATGATGGAATACCAGTATTGTATGCGGGATTATAAAAGGAGGTAAAGATGGAAGCATTATTTACGAATGTAACACTGATTCTAGCAGTAATCAGTGTTTTGGCATTTTGCGTGTCTGTGATTACACAGGTGATTAAAAATGTTGGGTTCCTGTCGAAAATTCCGACAGATGCCTTGGTGCTTGTACTGTCTATCGGAATTACTGTAGCCGCTTTTGTGGCGTATATGCAGTATATCCACATGACAATCTTGTGGTATATGATTTTAGCAGCTATCATGGCTGGGTTTATTGTGGCGTTTATTTCCATGTTTGGATGGGAGAAGATTACGGAATTGTGGAAGCGAACGTCCAAGGTTGACGTGGACAAGCTGAATAAGAAAGAGTGATTTTATGGGCGGACGTGGTGGAAGTAGTGGGTTAAGTAACGAGAAGCCGGTTTCTAAGCTTATTGCGAAGGTGTACTTTAATTCTTCAAAGAAAAGTGACGCTTTAAGAGGGAGCGGAACTGTTAAAAAAGACAGTAAACTTGAGAAGGTCATTAATTCGGAAAACACTAGCTACTTTAAGTCAATCAAGACAAAGAGCGAAGCAGTAAAGACAATGAATTATATAAATGACAGATTAAGTGAGAGTAAAAGGAAAATCGCAAAACTTGGAAGTGCAGAGGCGTTATTTAAAAATCAAAGGCTTGCTATAGAGCATCGAAAATTAGTCAATGCCAGTACAGCCATGAGAGATGAAATGCACAAATTTTCAAAGGCCTCTGAAAAAGGCGATATAAGTGCTTTACACGATACAAGCCGTACTACCACCACTTATGACAGAGCCAGAAAGCGCAGAATGAAAAACTTTGATTCATGGTTCTTTGGAAGCGGAAAGAAGTAATCTATGGCAAACCGAGAGACAAGTATAGCTTACGAAAATCTGAACCGCCGCATCTTCCCCGGTGTCGGCGAATATGGTATACCACAGATAAAGCCTGAGGCGTTCGAGGGTAACTGCGAATTTGTCGGTTTTAATTATGCCAGAGGAAAATGCAGTAATCCAGAAGAGAAAGCTGTTCATTTCTTTTTAGATGATTACCAATTTGACGCACTATGGAGAAATCCAGACAGGTACGTGGACAAGCTGAGTAAATTCCGGTACATTCTAACACCAGATTTCAGCACTTACACCGATTTTCCGAAAGCTATCCAGATATACAACCATTACCGCAAACACTGGATAGGTGCATATCTCCAAGAGTACGGTTGCCGTGTGATTCCGACAATCTCATGGAGCACACCAGATAGCTATGGATGGTGTTTCGATGGAGAGCCAGAGAGTGGAACAGTTGCGGTATCTTCTGTTGGTTGCATGAATGGAAAGAAAAAGAAAGAACTATTTCTTTCTGGTTACAATGCTATGATTGAACGATTGCACCCAGAAAGCATTATCTTTTACGGGAAAGTGCCGGAAGAGTGCAAAGGCAATATTGTCCGAATAAAACCATTCTCTGATAGATTTTCAAAAGCAATATGTGAAGGATAGGAGGGTATCATGTATTCATCTAAAATTACACTTTTTAACTATTACGAAAGTGCCACGACAGGAGATGCGTACTGGTATCCTCATGTTTTATCCGATGTTGACCTCGTTACAGACAAAGGGGCAATCCTTAAAAAGTACGGGCCAGACGCAACTGACAACGCACAGTTACACATCCGTTATACTGTCCAGAACGGCGATATAACCATTACTGATAAAAACGGCAAGATTCTTCCGTGGGTGCCACCAAAAGAGTGGAAAATGCAGATTAACAACGCTCTGGAAGATACTATCACATTCTCGGACGAATCATTCTTTTGGGAAGGTGAGTGGACTGGTGGAACGATATCCGATGGTGATTATCGGAATGGATTCTATCAGTACATGAATGAGAATAAGGACAACGTGTTTAAGATTACCAGTGTAGGCGGTCCGTATACGCTGATTCCACATTTTGAGATTCTGGGTAAGTAATATGAGTAAGATTCATCATTTTAAAGGATTCTCCGTAGTCGATGGAGATATGAAAATCAAGCTGAATATGGACAGATTTTCCAGACAGTATCAAGAAGCTCAGTATCTCCTTGACGGAATGGTCATGGACAGCATGGTTCCATTTATGCCGATGATTACAGGAGACTTCATTAATCGAACAAGAGTTGAGAGTACATCCCTGCAAGGAACTGGATTTGTGTGTGCTGCGGCTGCTCCTTATGGACGCTTTTTGTATGAGGGAAAAGGAATGGTTGATGAAGCAACTGGAAGTCCCTACGCAAGACGTGGAGCAAAGAAAGTCCTTGTCAGCCAATTCTCTGGTCGGACAGCTGCAAAAGAGAATCTCGAATACACCAAACAAGCTCACCCACAGGCGCAGGCAAAGTGGTTTGATGTTGCTAAACGACAATATGGTAGCACATGGATTCGTAAAGTAAAAGCACAGGCGGGAGGTGGCAGACATGGCGGATAAACCTATCGGAAAAGATGCAACCGGATATGAAATTCTAACAGATGCCATGAAAGCACTTCTGAATCAGTATCCGGGGCTATACGAAAATGAAACAATCAAATTTGAGGAACTCGGCAAGGAATCAGGAATTGCATTCTCAGCAGACAACGGGGCGTTGGTCTATTCAGAAAAAGAAGATGTTTGCGGAATAATGCACCAAATTTGTCAGTACCCATTTTATGTAGTGTACCGAACAGCATCTGACAAAGAACGGCAGAAGCTATCCGTTCAGAAGTTCCTAGATAATCTCGGTAAATGGATATGTCGAGAACCAGTTGTCATAAACGGCTCTGAGACACGTTTAAATGCGTTTCCTGAACTTTCGCAGGGGCGAGTGATAAAACGTATCACCCGTGACAACTCCTATGGTTTAGAACCGCAGGAGAGTGGCGTACAGGATTGGTTATTACCATTGTCGGTACGCTACGAAAATGCTTATGAAGTAATATAACAAGTAACAACCGGCTATCAATCGGAGATAGTCGCTAACCTACACAGCCTTTTAAAAGTTATAGGCAGAAAGGACATTTCTATGGCAGTTACAGGTAAAATTGACCGTAAATATATGGCTCATTACATTGACGCAGGTTCCCTCTGTGGAGGGCTGACACCGAAATATGAACGCCTTGGAAAAGATCTGGAAGAGTATAACGTAGAACTCAATCCAGACACCGAAACATCTAAAAACATTCTCGGAGAATCCACATTTAAACATAACGGCTACGAAGTTTCTTCTGATGCTGATCCGTTCTATGCAGACACCACCTCTAATCTGTTCACAGCATTACAGAAGATCGTAGATGGACGTCTCAAAGACGACAACCTCAAAACAAAAGCAGTTGAAGTTCATCTCTGGACAGAAGCCACAGCAGGGAAATATGAAGCATATCAGCAGGACTGTTACGTTGTGCCGACTTCCTACGGCGGTGACACATCTGGATATCAGATTCCATTTACCGTCAATTATACCGGCGAACGTGTAAAAGGAAAGTTTGATATCAGTTCCGGCACATTCACAGCCGACAGCGAATAATTTTAGGAGGGTATAGAAAATGGCAAAAACAATTAATACAAACATTGATGATGGATTTCTTCTTTTCACATTCACAAACAAACAGGGCGAAGTGTTCTCTTCGTTCAAATTGAACCCTACTGACATTAATATTGCGGCAAGAGCGGAAGAATTGGAAACTTTCTTTGAACAGGCTCAGGAATCTGTTAAAAATGTTTCTTCTAGTAAAGAGATGGCGGAGATTAATAAGCAGATTGAGGACAAAATCAATTATATGCTCGGATACGAAGCATCTAAGGATTTATTTAAAGAACCAATTACCGCAACAACTGTTTTTGGAAATGGTCAGGTGTTTGCCTATATCGTTCTGGACAAAATCAATGAAGCGCTTACTCCGGAAATTGAAAAGAGAAAGAAAAAAATGCAGGAAGTAGTCAATAAGTACACGGAGAAGTATATAAAATGACCGCCTATGAGTTGCCCACCTCACTAAATATCAGTGGGGTGGATTTTTCTATCAGAACGGATTTTCGAGTAATTATTGATATTCTGGTCGCCATGAATGACCCAGAATTGGACGAACAGGCGAAAGCAGTTGTTATGTTGCAGATTCTATTTGAAGACTGGCAGAGCATACCCCCAGAGCATCTTACAGAAGCTTGTCAGAAAGCTTGTGAGTTTATTGACTGTGGTCAAGTTGATGATAGTCCGAATAAGCCCAAACCCCGTCTGATGGACTGGGAACAGGACGGAGACATGATTGTTCCGGCAGTAAACAAGGTTACTGGTAAAGAAATCAGAGCAGTGCCTTATATACACTGGTGGACATTCTTTGGATATTTCATGGAGTCTGGAGAGTGTCTTTTTAATACAGTGGTTGGAATTCGTTCAAAAAAGGCAAAGGGTGAAAAGCTCGATAAATGGGAAAAGAAATTCTATCAGGAAAATAAGAACATTATTGACATAAAAACACGTCTCAGCGACGAGGAGCAAGCTTATAAAGATAAGCTGAATGAGATGTTGAACCTCAAATAGTTAGGAGGTGGACACATGGCTGCTGATGGCTCAGTCATTATTGATACCAGAATGGACACATCAGGTGTGCAAAACGGCGTATCAGCAATCAGGCAGTCTTTTAACGGACTTGGCAGCGTAGTAAAAAAAATAGGCATACTGATTGGCGGAGCATTCGCAGTTGGCAAGTTAGCACAGTTCGGAAAAGAGTGTGTGGAGTTTGGTTCCGACCTCGCAGAAGTACAGAACGTGGTTGATGTTACATTTACAACCATGTCGGACAAGGTGAACGAATTTGCAAAGAATGCCATGACCTCTGCCGGACTGTCAGAAACCATGGCAAAAAGGTATGTTGGAACGTTCGGAGCAATGTCTAAGTCGTTCGGATTCTCAGAAGCACAGGCTTACGATATGTCAACAGCTCTGACACAGCTGACTGGTGACGTAGCATCATTTTACAACATCAGTCAGGACTTAGCCTATATCAAACTGAAATCAGTGTTTACAGGTGAAACGGAAACACTCAAGGACCTCGGCGTGGTAATGACTCAGTCGGCACTTGACCAGTATGCACTTGCAAATGGCTATGGCAAAACCACATCTGCCATGACTGAACAGGAGAAAGTTGCTCTCCGCTTGGCTTTTGTGCAGAAGCAGTTGTCTGCCGCATCTGGTGACTTTATCCGAACATCTGACAGCTGGGCGAACCAGGTCAGAGTGATGCAGTTACAGTTGCAATCTCTCAAGGCAACAGTCGGACAGGGATTAATCAATCTCTTCACTCCCGTTCTGAAAGTTATTAATATTTTGCTCGGTAAGTTAGCGACTCTGGCAAATGCTTTCAAGTCATTTACGGAGTTAATCACCGGAAAGAAATCTTCTGGTCAGACAGGCGCGAGTGGCGCAGGTCTTGCCGGGACAGATGCAATGGCTGATACGGCAGACCAATATGGAAATGCTGCCGACAATGCCGAAAAGTTGGCAGATGCAACAAATGATACAGCGGACGCAACCAAGAAAGCTACTAAGGCGGCAAAAGGATATCTTAGTCCTCTCGACGAAATAAATAATTACTCAACGGATAAAAGTGCGGATTCATCGTCAAAAGTACCGGGTACAACCGGCGGACTTGCAGACCAGATGAAAGATGCTGTACAAAATGTTGATTACGGAAAAATGGCAAAGGGTGAGACAGTTCTTGATAAGATGTTAAAGCCGTTAAATAAGATAATCAACAGATTTAAAGAACTAGCTAAATTGGTTGCAAAAGGATTCTGGGATGGATTAGGAGATTACGAGCCAATTTTTGACGGAATAAAAAAGGATCTCGATTCCATATGGAAATCTTTAAAGGATATCTTTACTGATTCAGAAGTTACTAAAGCAGCAAATAATTTTCTTGATTCATTTGCATATGCAATTGGACAAGTTGCCGGTTCATTTGCCAGAATTGGATTGACAATTGCGCAAAACATTATAGGCGGAATTGAAAAGTTTTTAAAGCAGAACACGCAAAGAATAAAGAACTATCTGATAGATATGTTCAATATCGGCTCTGAAATTTCGCAAATCGCAGGGAATCTTGCAGTCGCCTTCGCGGATGTTTTCTCAGTTTTTAGTGGAGAAACCGCACAGCAGATTACTGCGGATTTAATCGGAATCTTTGCTGAAATCGGAATGGTTCTTACAGAAACGGCTGCAAAACTTGGCAGAGATATCCTTAACATGATTGCGCAGCCTTTTATCGACAACAAGGACATTTTAAAGTCCGCAATCGAGGGTAGCCTCGGAGTAATAGAAACTGTAACAAGTGGGGTCTTAACAGTTGTTCAAAACCTTAGTGACGCAATATCGAGGTTATACGATGAACACGTAAAGCCGTTCTTTGATTCTATAGCGAATGGATTATCAAGCATATTTGAGACTCTGATAACTGGATACAACACCTATGTTCTTCCAGTTTTGCAAGGACTGGCAGAACAGTTCAAAGGGCTATTAGAGGGACCATTAGGGGATGCGATTTTAAAGATAGAAACATTCCTCGGAAAACTCATTGATTCTCTGAAACTTCTGTGGGAGTCGGTATTAGTGCCTTTGATTAACTGGATAATCGCGAATTTGCTTCCGGTCGTGGCAGAAATAATTAACGTTGTAGGCACCGTAGCAATAAAAGTTATGAAATCATTAATTAAAATAATTGGTGATGTAGCAGATACACTGAGCGGAATCATTGATTTTCTTGTCGGCGTTTTCACAGGAGACTGGGAACTGGCTTGGCAGGGAATAAAAGAGATTGCGGATGGAGCATGGAGTTTTATCAAAGATGTTGTGTCAGGTGCGTGGGAGATAATTAAAACCGTAACAAAAGGCGCGTTGAGTATAATAAAGAGCATCATCAGTACTGCTTGGAATGCGATTAAAGCATTGACTTCAACAATCTGGAACGCAATCAAAAAGACACTTTCTGGCCTTTGGAGCTCTCTTAAATCCACAGCCAGCACAGTATTTAATGCAATTAAAACAAAAGTTGCGAGCGTATGGGATAGCGTAAAGAATAAAACATCCCAAGTATGGGAAAATGTAACTACATTTGTTTCTAATAAAGTAGAAGCGATAAAAAATGCTATCATCAATAAGTTTAATGCCGCCAGAGATGCAGTCAGATCTGCATTTGAAGGCATTGTGGATTTTATTAAAGCTCCGATTAATCAGGCAATCAGCATTGTTAATAATGCAGTTGGGATGATTAATAATGCAATTGGTGGAATTGAAGCTGCATTTTCCTTTGGACCCTGGACTGTTCCAACACCGTTTGGTTCAAAGACTATTGGATTTCATGCGACATTTCCACGTATCGGAACTATCCCATATCTGGCCAGTGGCGCAGTTATTCCGCCAAGGTCAGAATTCCTTGCGGTATTAGGTGACCAGAAGAAAGGTAACAACTTGGAAACACCTGAAAGCCTGTTGCGACAGATTGTCCGGGAAGAATCAGGAAAAGGACAGGGAGATGGAAATACTTATAATGTTACAGTCAATGCATCTGGTAGAAAATTGTTAGACATTATCATTGATGAAGCAGAGCTTAGGAGACGCAGAAATGGCGGTCAAAATCCATTCTTGTTAGGAGGTGTGTAAATGGCACAGGAGCAGTTTAAAATTGATGGGGTCATTATAAAGGCCCCTGACACATACAAGCCGGTGTTCGCAACTACATCAACGGAAAGCTCTAAGAGAAGTCAGGATCTTGTTATGCACAACACTCCGATGGGAACTATTGCCGGATATGATATGGAATGGGGTGAGCTTAAATGGGGAGAGATTGCAACGATTCTCAACTCTATGATTAACAAAAGTCAGTTCACTTTTCATCATAAAGACCCTCGGACACCCGGCAAATGGATTGACAAAACGTTCTATGCATCTAATTTCAACATGGCAGCACAAACACTCAAGGATAATGAGGAACGATGGACAGGATTAACTATTAATGTAAGGAGTATTCGACCGGTATGATTAATGTTACAAATCAGTTAAAAACAGAATCTCTCTTAAATAGTAACTATTATGTTACGGCGAATGCGGTGCTGCGTGATGGGACAACTTTAAACCTGGAAAAAGAAGATTTCTACTTTGACGGAAACGGAATCGTAGATTCTTCTGATTCCGGGGATTTCCCGATAGGTGTAGCCATTGAAAAGACGGCAACATTGGCACTGGTCAATGATGATGATAGGTTCTCTGGCTACAACTTTGCTGGGGCACAGTTTACTCTATTTTTAAATTTGCAACTATCTGATAGATTGGAAACCATTCGCCGCGGCACATTTATTGTGTCAAAAAAACCCGCCACGTCCGATGAGATTAATCTCACCTTGTTGGACTATATGAGCAAGGCAGAGGCAGACTACAAAACAAATCTTATCTTCCCATGCTCTGTCAGAGAGGTTTTAGAAGATGCCTGTCAGCAGACCGGGATTGTGTTAGGTGACGCAACATTTAAAAACGCGGACTATCAGGTGCAGAAGAAGCCGGAGAACACCACTTTTAGAGCAGTAATCGGTATGGTTGCAGCTCTGGCAGGCGGCAACGCTCGCATTGATGAGAATGATAATTTGCGAATCATCACTTTTGACGATGGTGCAGACACTATCACATTAGAAGCAGTCCCATGGTACGACATTAACGGAAACATTATTCTTGACATTGACAGCAACGAGATCGAGACAATTTTTGAACGAAAAGGATTTAATCTAAATGCTATCAGGAACCTTACCTATGATGTTGACGATGTGGTTGTTACTGGGGTCAAGTATACAGATAATGAGACAGAATATAAGTACGGTACAGACGGATATGTTATCACGATTGATAACAAGCTTCTGAGTGGCAATGAACAGGCGGGCGTTGACTTGATTGGAAAAGAACTTGTCGGTATGAGATTAAGGCCGTTCTCCTGCGACAGCATAGCAATCGGATACGCCACATTTGGAGATAGAATTACATTTTCCGACATTAAAGGTAATATTTACTATTCATATCTGACAGATGTAGACTTCGCGTTTTCTGGCAGCACAAGCTTCTCTTGCAACGCAAAGAGCATGGAAGACCTTAATGTCGATTACCCAGACAGTATGCAGGTCGAGGTTGACAATGTAAAGAAAGACACTGAGAAAAAGATTACTGCCTATGATGCAAAGCTAAAGCAGATGAACGAACTAGCAGCAAACACTCTCGGCTTCTACTATACAGAAGAAATCCAGTCAGATGGATCCACGATATCATACCGGCACGACAAACCCACACTTGCTGATTCTAAGGTGATATATAAGACGGGTGCTGATGGATTCTTCTTGTCAGTAGACGGAGGTCAGACTTGGAAAGCCGGATTTGACAGCAACGGTGATGCAGTGCTGAACATTCTGTATGCTATCGGTATACAGTCGGATTGGATTAATACAAGAGGATTCACGGCAAAAGACAATGACGGCAACATTACATTCCGTATTGACGCAGAGACAGGGGCCGTCAATCTTAATGCCACGGAACTTACAATCAAAGGGAAAACACCAGAAAATGTGGCAAATGCCGAGGTTGAGAAGTTCATTACAGAGGTGTATTCTCCACAGATTAAGGTTCTTCAGGAGCAGATTGACGGACAGATAGAAGCATTCTTTGGAGACTATGTTCCTGATGGCAATAATGAACCGGCATCCACTTGGACAGATGATACAACTAAAAAGAAACATTTAGGTGACCTGTTTTATATCGTAAACAACGAAGAATATGGCGGGCAGGCTTACAGATATGCAAAGATTAACGGCGAATACAGGTGGGACTATGTAAAAGACACTGCGGTGGTCAAAGCTCTGGCTGATGCGGCGCAGGCACAAAACACAGCAAACGCAAAGAAGAGAATATTCGGAGCAGAGCCGGTGCCACCTTACGATATTGACGATTTATGGGTTCAGGGCGGGGCCGGTGATATTCTTAAATGTCAAAAGGCTAAGGCAGAAGGCGCAAGCTATGACGCTAATGACTGGGTAAGAGCATCTAAATATACAGATGATTCTGCAATCACAGCATTTATCAAAGGCGTTTTTGCTGATACAATCGAAAGTCTTCAAGAGCAGCTTGATGGTAAGATTCAGACCTGGAGTCAGGATACAGACCCGGCGCTTGAATGGACAGAAACAGAAGAGATTCCGTGGGCAGATGCTGGCGGTAATTCTATTCTGGATGTAGACGGAAATGAGATTTTAATTGTCTGGGAAAAAGGCAAATATATCCACAAAGGAGACTTGTGGCAGAACACCTCGGGTGGCAACACGCGCTGGCGGTGGGATGGCAGTGAATGGGTCGAGCAGAAAGCACCGGATTATCTGTTTGATAAGATTGATGGGAAAGCAGCAGTCTATTTCGAACAGCCAAAACCACCGTACAACATGGGAGATTTCTGGGTTACATCAAAGGCAGATGGCGAAGCATCTATCAAAACAGCAGTCAGAAGCCGAGCGGACGGTGCATTCACTGACACTGACTGGATTGATTTCAAATATGTGGACAAAACTGACATTGATAATGCGGTTAAGGAGTATGATACAAGCCTTGGTCAGGATGAGGTATTTAATAAGCTGACAAACGGTGGTGAAGACCAGGGGATTTATATACAGGACAAGAAACTGTATATCAATGCAAATTACATCCTTGCAGGACTTTTAGCGGGCAAATTTATCAATGCCAAAGGCATAAAGGTTATTGATAAGGACAACCAAACAACCTTATACATTGATGATAACGGGAAAGTTCGTATTCTTGCCACCGAATTTTCTTTGCAGGGCAAGAGCGTATCTGATATTGCCACGGATGCGGCTACGGAAGAAGCGAAGAAATATAAGACTCTAAATGTAATATTATCGAATGAGTATCAGGGTATTCCAACGGATGCGGAAGGCAATTACACAGCATTCCCTGAGTGTAAAACGACGGTGACGGCGTTGTATGGCGATGATAATGTTACAAGCAGCGCAACTATAACGTTTACTGCCGGAAGCGGGGTTACGGGTTCAGGATCAGGAGCAACATATACAGTAACGGCACTCTCATCTGATACAGGAATTATTACCGTGTCAGTTTCTTATAATAACCTCTCTGTTGAGAAGCAGTTTACAATTGCAAAACAGAAACAGGGTATTCAGGGATTACAGGGTATTCAGGGAATAAATGGAAAAGACGGAATAAGTGGAAAAGACGGTCAGGACGGAAAGACATCTTATTTTCATATCAAATATAGTTCTGTTGCGAACCCGACTTCTTCCAGTCAGATGAGTGAAACGCCAAGTACCTATATTGGCACTTATGTGGACTATACAGAAGCGGATAGCGACGACCCTGGCAAATACACATGGAGTCGATTTGAAGGCAAGGACGGGGCGCAAGGAATCCCTGGAACAAATGGAGATAACGGGCAAACATCTTATCTCCATATTGCTTATGCGACCAGTTCTGACGGAAAAACAGGTTTCTCAGTGTCTGATAGCGCAGGCAAGACTTACATCGGGCAGTATACCGATTTTAAAGAGAATGATTCTACAAATCCAAGTAATTACAGCTGGACGAAGATAAAAGGCGATACTGGAAACGGCGTATCTGTAATTGCACAACATTACCTTGCTTCTTCAAGTTCATCAGGTGTGACAACATCCACATCAGGTTGGACGGAATCCGTGCAGACACCAACATCATCTAAAAGATATTTGTGGAATTATCAGACAACCACATACACGGACGGAACGAGTGTGAACACTACTCCACATGTTATCGGTGTATATGGAGAAAAAGGCGATGATGGCAAAGACGCGTCAGATATGACTCAGTTGGAAATCTTTAATAAATTAACCAACAACGGGGAAACACAGGGATTATATCTTTATGACAACAAGGTGTATCTGAATGCCTCGTATATTGACACCGGGTATCTGGCTGGATGGGAAGTTGGATATAGGAAGCTTTCAGCAAGTGGCACGTATGGAGAAGTAACGCTAGACGCTTCAGCTGGAGAGATCTATTCAGAGACGAATACGGGAATATATGTACCGGGGTACGGGACATTGTATGGAACGCGTATTAGAGGAATCAATCTTTATACAGGAACCGTACATGCAAGCTCAGCCTCGTTTAATAAAAGCGTTTCGGCAGACAGCGTTTCGGCATCAAAAAAAGTTACAGCAGGTACACATATAGAAGCCAGTGGCCATTTCTATAGCATCGGAACGGGAACAGACCTTGCAGATTTAAGTGTCCGAGGAACAAAGAAAAGAATCCTTCCAACAAAAAACTATGGTACGCAGGCATTTTATTGTTATGAAATGGCGTCCCCCATGTTCGGAGACATCGGAGAAGCATCCGTATCGGAAGACGGCACATGCCTGATAGACATAGATGATATATTCCAAGAATCTACCAATGTAAGGATTGAATATTATGTGTTTTTACAAAAGGAAGGAGATGGAGATTGTTGGGTAGATAAAAAAGAGCAGACATATTTCACTGTAAAAGGTACTCCGGGGCTTAAATTTGCATTTGAAATCAAAGCGCGGCAGGCTGACTATGAACACATGCGTTTTGCTGACGCAAGCGAAACAGCCTACGACAGGGCAATAGACACAGACATGCCAGAACCAGACTACAGTGAAAGTCTTGAAGTATCAGAACCAGATTATGAAAAAGAACTTCTTAATAACAGGGAAAAAATTATTGACGAAATGGAGAATGTATCATGGAAAAAATTCTTACAAGTTTTATGAATCTTAGTACTGGAGAAGGAAGTCGTATTGCCTACACCTATTCTGAGGTAAACGAGGAAACAGGGGAAATTGTCAGCCAGAACAACAAAGGCAATTTCCTTGTACTGGATGACGATGTGCAGTCTCATCTTGATGCAGTCAAAAAATACATTCGAGACAAATATTTAGCATAAGGAGGAAACAGTCATGCCAAAATGGACAGATTACACGATAAAAGCGAACCCTGCGGACAAAGATGAGATGATGATTCTTGATACCGCAGGCAAGGCAAACAAACGTCTTGGTTTGTCGGCGTTGTCAGATTGGATTATAGGAAAGATTGCAGACAAAGTATTTGAAAATTTGCAGACGCAAAATAAGACAATTCTGGGCGCACTTAATGAATTAAATAGTAAGACGTCCATCCAGTATATAAATAATGTACTTCCTGATTCATTGCGAACCGGCTTATACGCAGGTATATATGATGTCGGTAGTGAGAATGCCCCATCTGATTACGGAATGGTCATGTATCTTTCTTATACCTATGATACTAACAAGTGGTATACAGCCATTGCTTCAGCAACAAATAATGAGGGAGTGTTTGTATCAACCAAAACAAATGGTGCCGATTGGAACGGATGGCGTAAATTGTCTACGAATTAACTAAATAGTAAGACATTTATGCCTATAAAATTTTTAATGTGCTCTGATCAAGCATTAGATTTAATAAATAATCCGACAAAATTGTTCGATAAACAATTTCAAGATACGCACAGTGCAATCGCTTACGGTATTCTTTTCAATGATAGCACTGGAATCTCCATATTTGGAGGAGGAATATCTTTTATTATCGGATATACCTATTTATCTGATAATTATGGATCGCAGTTAGTTATAAAATATAATACACGCAGTTTAAAAATCCGATGTAAAGTCGAAGGTGCATGGACTGAACTTTCAGATACAAAATAGTAAGACGTTAGCACCAAGAGGCAATATTACGGAATCATTGGATAATTATAAAACGACAGACGGTACGCATCTTCCAGGCGTATATTTAATCAATGGACATGATGTATTTGGAGACGGGAAAAATAAATGGGGCATATTAATATTATTTCAATATATTAATCTCCAATTAATGATAATTGAAGGTGGAAACATATATTCTAGGGATTGGTCTGGAAATCCTCTTCATTGGACGAACTGGAAATTTTTTTCTAACTCCAATATGGCATAAAATTTCCCTCTTCCCATTTAGTTTATTAAGAAACTTTGAAAATTTCATAAAAAATCTACCAATGGAGTGTGGAATCTGCACGCTACAGTCACCACAAATATGTTTCATGATTTCATGAAAGGAGTTGACGGAATTGGAAATTAAAGGCATTGGCGTATTTCTTGGACTCAATGTACTTCCAATTAATGGCATGGTGACTAGCGGCGTAGTCATCCTCTTCGTGGGGCTGTGAATTGAGATAATAGAAAGGAACAACACGATATGACAAACGAACAGAAAACAGTTCTCAGGAAGATTATTTATGCGGTCGAAACCGGCGGACAGGTTTACGGACAGCAGGATTATTCGGACTTCACGGAAGCCTACACCAATTCTTCTGAAGAACACGCAATTACAATCGGGGCAGGGCAGTGGTATGGAGCTGAAGCCAAAACGCTTTTGGAACGAATTTACGATGCTGACCCGGAACAGTGGGAGAAGATAGACAAGGTCAGACTTTTGGAACAGGTCCAGACCGCAAACTGGGAATGTTTTAATATTTCCAGAGTGTCACAGCTTGCTGATACCATAGTCGCCCTTATTTCGTCCGATTTAGGCGTTAAATGCCAAGATAGCCTTATGGATGAACAATTAGCCACCTATGCAGAAGAAACCCTTAAACAGGGCGTTACTGACGCCAGAGCGCAAGCTATGTGTGTGAACTTTAGGCACCAAGGCGGGCGGGGAGCGGTAACGAGGATTTTGGCAAAGACTCAGAAACCATATACACTCGACAATCTCTATGCAGCCTGCCAGACGGACACAGGGAATCAAGTCGGGGCATATAAGAGCAGACAAAGATTTGTTTATAACGCATTAAAGACATATTTTCCAGAAAGCGAGGAGACAGACATGAACGCAATTGACAAATTAATCCAGATTGCAAAGAATGAAACCGGATATCTCGAAAAGGCAAGCAATAGTCAGCTTGATAGTAAGACAGCAAATGCCGGAGAAAATAATTACACAAAATACTGGCGAGATATTAAGCCGGATTATCAAGGACAGCCATGGTGTGCTGCATTCGTGAGTTGGTGCTTCATGAAAGCATTCGACTTAGACACAGCGAAGAAACTTTTGAAGCACTGGCCATACGTTTACTGTCCGACAATGGCAGATTTGTTTACTTTGAACAGTAATCCAAAAGTCGGAGACATTGTTATTTTCTACAGAAACGGTACATTTACACACACTGGAATCGTAATAAAGGTATCAGGAGATCGGTTCTGGACAGTCGAAGGAAACACTTCTGGCGACTCTACAATTATCGCAAATGGTGGCGGGGTCTGCCAGAAGAGTTACTACAACAGCAAACTTCCCGGAACAAAATTCTGCACTCCAAATTACAGTTTAGTTAAAAATACAACGTCAGTTTCAGACTCGGATGTAGTCAAAAAACAGAACACCAGAGCCTACATTGCACAGATAAAAAAGGACACAAAATGCTATACAAAATCAAACAAAAACAGCTCATCAAAGCTGTTCCCAAAACTGAAAAAAGGTGCAGTTGTAGAGGTGATGAAGTACACAGAAACCGACAGCTCAGGGCTAAAATGGTACTTCATCCGCATCCCGCATCCGACAGAAGGGTTTGTTTTTGAATTTGTTCCAAAAGGAACATTCACCAGAATCACAGAAATTTCTAAATGATTTTCCCGGGGTTAATTCCCCGGGAATTTTATCTTTAAACATATTTTGTATCATTTCGGAAGTTTTAGACTGTTATCGTTAGTCACACGTTAGTCACAAACAAAAATATTGTTTCCTAATATAATAGTGCCCAAAATACTGTATTTACAGGCATTTGCACATTCTTCTAAATTTCATTTATTAGTCACAATCAATAAAATTAGAATAATGAAAATGAAATGTGGGAAATCCTTGCAAAATCGCTAGAAACGTTGATTTTAATAGGGTTTCCGGCATTTCGATAATGATATTTCGGTTGTCTTAGAAAGATTAAAATGGGTTCCGTTAGTCACAGTTAGTCACAAATGGAACTTTTATCTTTTCTATTTCTGTCCGAAGTTCTTCTAACGTCCTGTGGCCGTACACAGCATTTGTAACATCTCCGCCAAAAGAGTGGCCGAGCATTCGTTTTCGGTCGTTCTCACGGACACCATATTTTTCACACAACATAGAAAAGGTGTGTCGACAATCGTGCGGCGTGTGCTTCGGATTGCCGACGATTCCCAAACGTTCCAGTGTAGGATAGAACAATGCTTTTCTATGGTGTTGCTGAGTATATATACATAGTTTCCCATCTTGTGTCAGCACTTTCTGTTCAGCAAAATGGTATATAGCAGAATGTATCGGAACAATTCTGTTTTTACCGGCTTTTGTTTTGATGCCGCCTTGAAAGTATTTCTCTTCCAAGTTGGTCGTAAGTTTTAACACTTCACCAATTCTCCAACCAGAATAGCACATAATAAGAATGAGCTGCACTTCTGGATCGTTGGCATTATCCCATAAAGTTTGTAGTTCCTGATCAGAAAATGGCGTTCCATGTTCGGTGTCATTATCAGCATTAACATGGACATATAACGCCTTATTTTCCGTTACAATTTCTGAGTATACGGCATATTTGTACATCTGCTTGAATAGAGTTAAAATAGCCATCTGGCTTTGCTTTTTCAGCTTGCAATCATCAATAACCTTTTGCATATCAGGAGCCTTTAAATCTTCGAATATGCGATTGTGCAGAACGGTGCAGTTCGTGTAAGCCGTCCGATATGCTTCCTTTGAACTGTATGACAGTTTTGTCCCATTTGGGAACTTCCACGCATAAAACTGTTTATATACCTCTGAGAACGTCAATTTCTTGATTTCCGGGTGCTTATCCTCTACACCCTTGATTGTATTGTAGTCGGCAATCAAGCGGCTTATAAGAGTGTCTATGTCGGTTGTGGGGGATACCTCAAGAGTCCGCTCCATGCCTGGTTGATACGTGCCGGCTTTGTAAGCTGTCAGGACAGTAAAGCCTTTTATCCAGTCATCCACGTAGCAGATCGCCGGCGGACGTTTTAGTTTGCCAGTATCATCCGGTGTAGCCGGTGGATGCACTGCGAAGCAGTTTCTCCGGTTCTTGCCAAGATACCGGATAGAGCCGAAATTATTCGGCAATTTTGGATATTTCTTTCTTTTCTTCGCCATTTTTATTCCTCTTTTCTTTAAACGGTTGTTTGAGTATAAAAATAACAGCCGAACAAATTTTCTGTCTTGTTCGACTGCTCCGAAGATGATACAATATGTTTTGCCAGAGTATAGCATCTCTTCGGAGATGTATAAACGCCGTCCCAGTACGCCAATGCCGGGGCGGTTTTTATTTAATTATGTGATTTCCAATTTACTCTCATTACAATTCCTACAATCCAATATATTCCGCCAGAACAAGCACCCAATATTAAAATCCAGAACCAACTGAGATACCATGGCATTTTCCGCTTTATATACGGTGTACCTGAGCTCGCCGCTGAGGATGCAGAGGAAGATGCAGAATTATTAATGATGATGTCTTTGTTGTTAGAAGTCAACTGCTCTACTTGCTTTCCGCACTTAGGACACACTACGCAGTCGTCGTCAATAAGTTCTCCGCAGTGCTTACAATATTTTTTCTTTTCATTCATGATAAACACCCTCCTGATATGTTTTCGCCACGCTTCGCACTTTCCATGCGGATTATGTATTTTGTACCGCTGATTTTGCAATATTATGTAAAGTACGGTTATTCGTGGTATTTTTATTTTATCATTTTAAGAGCATATTGTAAAGATTTAGAACGAAATAGAGTGATTTAGATGAATAAGAAATGTTTTAAGTGCTTTGTACTTCTCTTGCTGATCTATAAGGTATTTAGTCTTGTACATACCCCACAAAAGATAATTTTCAATAATAATCAGAAGGATATGCAGATAGTTCATTCGTATATGGTATATCAGGAGCATCCTGCCCAGAAGTATTCACATGCAAACAACGGCGGTGGAAAAGTTTGCGATCTCGCATTTTTCCACTGTGAAAGCATAATTTTCTTTGAGATTGCAAAATTTATGTATGAAATGGTGAAAATCCATGTATATCATTGGCAGTTGCCAAGAGTCGGAATAGGTGGTATAATAGCAAAAACGAACTAATGTTCGGTTCTATTTCCCACAAGCCGGACATATACTGTAGTGTAAGTGGTAGTTGCGACAGGGAGGGTTATTTATGGATTATAAGAAAGAGATTATTGAGATGATAGAAAAAATGGAAAGCATAAGGTTTTTGGCAATGATTTATAGTTTTGCACATACTCTTTTTGAGAAAGAAAAGAAGCAGGGAAATTAATCCCTGCTTTTTCTATTTGGTAAATCTTTCAATGAACTTCCAGAATAATTCTTTATCTTCTGCTGATAATTGATAATATTTCATAATAGCTTCTCTGGCCTTAATATCATCTGCTGCTATGTTAGCACATACAGAAGAAAAATCTTTATCTGCCTTAAGTTCTTTGGGCAGCTCTCCTTTACGAATCCAATTTTCGTTAATCTCAAATGCGCGACAAATATCTTTTATAACACTGTCACTAGGATTAGCATTGTTATCGTTCAAAAGTTTCCATACATATTGTGGAGTTTTGGCGATTGCCTTTCCTATTTCTGTTTGGGATTTTTGACTTTCTAACAATACTTCTCGGATTCTAGCAAGAACATCTGTCATTTTCTCACCTCCCAATATGATAGTACACCTATAAGCAAAAAAAGTCAATAACAATTTAAACTGAGTTTAAAAACATGCTTGACAATTAAACTGAGTTGTAGTAAGATTAAACCAAGTTAAAACAAGGAGGTGAAAGCAACGAGCCAAATAAAAAAGTTTTTCCACTGGTACTTTTTCGAGCCAAGGAAAACGTTGCTGGAATGGTTCATGGCAAAATTCCCAAACTTTCCATTGCATGTATCAATAGTATCTTTACTGTTGATAATACTTCGCCCAGAAGTGGAATCTTGTATACGTCATATCCAGCAAATAGGGCAACAATTGATATTACTGTTGGGATTACAAATCTAATTCGTTCTTTGCGCTTGATTCGAAAGTACATTTTGCAATTTCGGTTCACGGTATAAACTCCGTGATCTCGGTCAAGCAGGCCTAAGCGGTTCAGATAGTCTAGTGTCTGGTATCTAAAGAAACGATTGGATTTGATAATCGGTAACAAGCGGAGAGTTATTCGCTCACTAAAGGATAACTCAATGTTGGAAAAGTCAATATTTTTCATTTTAATCTCCTCTCACAGGAGAGTATATCACAAGAAAGGAGTGAGTGCATGACTACATTAGAAAGAACTGATATTGAAGATGGAAAACGTATTGTTGATATCTTTACAACTTTATCAGAAGAAAACAAGAATATGGCAATCGTTTATCTTTCTGCATTGAGAGATAAGGAAATTGCTGATTCTTATAAGGCACAGAAAGAGAATTCTTAAGTTTCTTGAACTTAAAGCGCCAGAATAGAAAGGAGTATGAAATGAGCGAAGTTGATACTTACATCAAAGAAAATGCAGAAGTCCATCAGTTCGCTGCAGAGGTTGCGAGAATCATATCAGGCATTCCACAGATGCCAGAGTTCTCTTCAGAGAATATGACCGTAGCCGATGCGAGTCAACTGATTGGACTTCCTATTACAGCAATCCGGGCGGGAATTGTGTATGGATGGTTGCCGATTGGCGTAGCTGTGCAGAATAACAAGCCAGCAAAAAGCCTTTCCGGTGGCCGAATCACATACATCATAAGCCCTAGGAAAGTCTATGAAGTAACTGGTCATGTCTGGAAAGGCAAAGAGGCTCTCAATAAGTGAGTGCCCCGGAGGGAGCTGGAACCTCCACCCCGGAGCTTTGCACCACTAAAATGCCTTAGTGGATAGATACATTATAGTTCTCTATCTGCTAATTGTAAAGACAAATAAGAAAAAATAAGGAGAAATTAGCTAGATATGAGCGAAATTAAAAACGGAAGCCAGCCAACATGGGCTGACATCGAAGTAGCACTTGCGACTGAGATTGTCGAAGAAAGCAAGAAGAAATCAAGAAAATGGTTCACCGCATGGATTGTAACAGCCGCCGCACTGGTGGCAAGCAACCTTGCGTGGATTCTGGGAGAAATGAAATAAAATGAAAGAATATATGCTAATTGCTGTTTGTATGCTTGCCGGGAAATATGTGGATATACCCATCTGGCTGAACATCTTTTTCGGTATCTCGGCAGCATGGGCGGTGCGCCAGATGAAAGCAGACTGGCAGTAGGAAATAAGGAGGATAAGAAGATGTTCGAGAAAGAGATTGACGAAATTTACGAACTCTGTAAAAGAGTCGCAAATGAAGTTCCGACAGCAAGTGTCACATTCGATTTTTCAGGCTATGGTTTGGATGTAAGAGGGCTTAAAAGAAAAGAGGATGTTAGACTTCCTGTAGGCGTATTTAAGTGGGACTTGTATCAGAATGTATCTTTTGACCCATTTTATGAGAAAGAAAGTCGTGAAAAGTTCAATAAAATCAAAACTTTCTTGCTGGAACTTCTGATAGATGGGAAGTGTCCAAATGAGTAAGCAGATAGCAATCATGAAGCTTCTTCCCAGTCTGGAGATAGCAGGATGCATTAATGAACTGCTCAGAGAACTTCAGTCCAGAGGTGATTATATTCTGGATTATGAGAACTGTGACATGTCTCTGGACCATATCGAATGCCATGAGACGGATACATTGTATTGTTTTTTTAAAAGAGAGGAGAAAAGATAATGAAATTGTACGAAATTGACAACGCAATTATGGATTGTGTAGACATGGAAACAGGAGAAATCATTGACGTTGAGAGGCTTTCTGCTCTTCAGATAGAAAGGGATCAGAAGATTGAGGGTATCGGTTGTTGGATCAAAAATCTTCTGTCAGATGCAAAAGCCTTAAAAGAAGAAAAAGATAACCTTGCAGCACGTCAAAAAGTTGCCGAGAACAAAGCAACTTCATTAAAAGAATTTCTTTCAAAATATCTGGACGGTGAGAAATTTAAGACTGCAAAGGTATCAATTTCTTACAGAAAAAGTGATTCTGTAGATATTTCAGTGGGGGCAACTGTTCCTGAGGAATTTCTTAAATATGCAGAGCCTATACCTGACAAAATCGGATTGAAAGCGGCATTGAAAGCTGGAAAAGAATTTCCGGGAATTTCACTGAAAACTTCTCAAAATATTCAGATTAAGTAGGAGGACGCTATGAGTGAATTTGAAATCCGTATTCCGGCAAGGAAGAAACAGCCTGTAACTGATAAGGACAACCCAGTTGTGAAAGTATCAGCAGACGCATACAACGCACTGGTTGAAATCTATAACGAATCAACCTTATCAATGAAAGATATCGCAAGTTTGCTGATCGTTGAGGGCAGCAAGCATGTAGTTTATGACAAGGAGGAATAGCAATGGCAACACCCGTATTAATTATTGGAAAATCTGGTTCTGGCAAGAGCACCAGTCTTAGAAACTGTCAGAATGGGCACTGGAATCTTATTAGGGTATTGAATAAACCGCTTCCATTTAAAGGAAAAATTGACGGATGGTTTACAGATGATTACCAGCAGGTAATGAAGTGTCTGATCGCATCAAAAGCGGAGTCAATTGTGATTGATGATGCAGGATATCTCATTACGAATCATTTCATGAAAGGACACGCTTCTGCTGGAAAAGGCAATGCAGTGTTCGCTCTGTACAATGATATTGGAGACTATTTCTGGAATCTTATCCAGTTCATTGTAGCAAAAGTACCGCAGAATAAAATTGTTTACCTTATGATGCATGAAGAAAAAGACGATTCCGGGGAAGTAAAACCTAAGACAATTGGTAAGCTTCTGGACGAAAAAGTTTGCATTGAGGGCATGTTTACTATCGTTCTTCGCTGCATCGAAGAGAGTGGAAAACATTTATTTGTCACCCAGTCCAGTCAGGGAGCAGTAAGCAAGTCCCCGATCGGGATGTTTGACAGCTTAACTATTGATAACGACCTTGCAGAAGTTGACAAGGTTATTAGAGATTACTACGAATTAGGAAAAGGAGAGAATAAAGATGAATAAACCAACAGCGTATGATACTACACAGGCAGCAGGAGAATTTGAACCAATTAAGCTTGGTGGTCATAAGATGGTAATTAAGCAGATATCAGAGAAAAAAACACAGGGTGGACTCGATATGCTCGTTATCTTGTTTGATTTCGCAGAAGGAGACGAACAGGCCGGCTATTTCATGAAACAGTTTGAGAACGATATCCGTCCAGACAAGAAATATCCGAATGCCGGTACTAACTATATGATTATTGACGAGAGTGCAGATTATGGTGTCCGTAACCTTAAAACATTTATCACATGCGTAGAAAAGTCAAATCCGGGCTTTGCTGTTAAGTGGGGTGACAACTTCGAACAGCAGTTTAAAGGAAAACTGATCGGCGGCATCTTCCGTCTGGAGAGAGACTGGTACGACAATAAAGAAGTGAAGCGTCACAAACTCGCATGGTTCCGAAGTATTGAGGGAATTAAGGATGCAGACATCCCAGAAGAGCGTACCACAAAAGCCTATGACGATCATCTGAAAGAAGAAGCTATCATGGGATCGAATCCGGCAGGTACGGACTTCATGAGTATTCCAGACAGCGTGGTAGATGATGTCCTTCCGTTCAATTAAAAGGATGTGTTTTTAATGGTTATACAAGTAGACACAAGAGAACACAAAAAGGAATGGGAACGGATTCAAAAACAGTTTGATAACCTTGGAGTGCAGTATTTTCGCTCGAAATTGTATTGCGGAGATTATCAATCGCTGGACAATGCAAAACTCTGTATTGACCGTAAAAAGGATTTGCAAGAGCTTTGTGGAAATGTCTGCCAGCAGCATGAAAGATTCAAAGCAGAGCTTATCAGAGCACGTGAATCAGGTATTCAGTTGATTATCCTATGCGAACACGGGCCAGATATCAAATCAGTTGGTGATGTGTATTTTTGGGAGAACCCAAGAAAACACAAAGTCATCTGGAAGACGGTAAACGGTAAGAGAGTAAAGACTGTAATTTCTGATAAGGCTGTTGATGGCTGCCAGTTATATAAATCTCTCTGCACAATCAGGGATAGATACGGAGTTCGATTTGAATTCTGTGCAAAAGAAGAAACCGGGCGGCGGATTGTGGAGCTGCTGTCATGACTAAGGAAGAAATCAAACAGTCGGTAAAAATGTCAGAAATTCTCTCCAGGTACGGGCTAAGGCCGAATAGAGCAGGATTTATATGTTGCCCTTTTCACAAAGAAAAGTCAGCATCCTGCAAAATCTACGATGATTCCTTTTACTGTTTTGGCTGCGGAACCGGTGGCGATGTGTTTGATTTCGTAATGCAATACGAATCCGTTCCTTTTAGCACTGCATTTATCGAGCTGGGCGGTACTTATATCTCTAAAAAAGGTAAAAGTCGCAACCAGATCAGACATGAAATGCGGGATATTAAAACGAAAAAGTACAATCCCGTTCAGGTCCCAAACGAGCTTGAGCAGGTAGAAAAGAACATACTTATGTACGAAACAGCACTAAAAACGTTCCCTCCTGATTCAGAAGAGTGGTATATGTGCCAGTTTAATCTTGAGAAAGAAAAAAGCAGACATGAATTGCTATCTGTTAAGTCAGGAGGTGAGAAAAATTCTTGAAAACATTGAAAATTTACAAGCGCAAGACTTTATGGAAAAGCAGCTGTATGAAGAACTTTTTTCTGTAAAAAGTAAAATTGACCGTTCAGAAATCAAGTTTAAGCTGATGGACCGGGCAAAAAGTGTGAAAGCGAAGCATATAGTAGAAGAATTCATAAAGGAATTCCAGAAAGCAGAACAGGAAAAGGAAAAAGAAGAAAAAGCAAATCGTTCTATGCAGTTAGTTGAAAACATCACAAACTTTTATCCTGATTCTGTTGATAAGGAATATCCTAACATGGCTTGTGGTAGCTGGATAGCTACAGAGAACGGAATATTTTCCTCTGAAACATCTAAGGCAAGAGAACTTGTATGTCACCACCCAATCATGCCGATACGTCGGCTAAAAAACATCGAGACAGGAGAGGAACAGATCACGGTGACTTTTAAAAGGGATGGATATTGGACAGAAATAACTGTTCCAAAAATTGACATTGTGACTTCCAGGGCAATAACTAATCTTGCAAGGTTCGGGGTGCAGGTCAACTCAGAGAATGCAAGGCTTCTCGTAAAGTATCTGGCGGATGTTGAAATGTACAATGCCGATATGATCGACATACAGCACTCTACAAGCAAGTTGGGGTGGCATGGCAATGTATTTGTCCCTTACGACCTTTCAATTGTTTTTGATGGCGAATACCGCTTTAAAACACTATTCCAAAGCATACAGGAAAATGGAGATTACTTCAAATGGGTGACTCTAGCTAAACAGCTGCGGTCGTGCGGACGATTAGAACCACGAATAGCACTGGCAGCATCTTTTGCAAGTGTTCTTATACAGCCACTTGATGCGCTGCCGTTCATCGTGGACTTCTACGGACAGACAGGCGGTGGAAAGACAGTAACAATCAATATAGCTGCTTCTGTTTGGGGAAATCCTGCGCCGGGAGCTTACGTTGGAAACTTTCGATCAACAGATACATCATTGGAGACCAGAGCAGATATGCTTAATAATTTTCCGATGATTCTCGATGACTCGAAGAACGCTTCTCAGTATATCCGGGATAACTACGAAACATTGATTTACAATCTCTGTTCTGGCAAAGGAAAAGCACGTTCAAATAAGGACCTCGGAGCAGCTAAGGAAAATACATGGAGTAATGTGACTATTTGCAACGGCGAGAACCCTATTTCGGAATTTGCAGATTCCGGCGGAGCTATCAACAGAATCATTGAAATTGAATGTTGCGAGGATATTTACGAGAATTCAGCAGAGATTAACGGCATTGTCGTGAAGAACTACGGCTTTGCTGGAAGAGTGTTCGTTGGAAATCTCAAACAGTTCACATCGGATGATCTGAAAGAAATGAAAGCCGAAATTGAGAAAGGTTTTGACGGATATGACTTTCCAGCAAAGCAGGTAATGGCAATATCTACACTTCTGCTGGCTGACAAATTAGCTACAGATTTCATATTTAAGGATGGACGTGAGTTGACGGTCGAGGACGTTGTAGACATACCTACACGCAAGAAAGATGTATCAGAAGGTCAGAGATGCTATGAATTCATTCTTGAAAGTCTCTCCGTGTACGGGCAGCACTTTGATACGCAATTTAGCTGTGATCAGTGGGGATTCAAGGAAACGCCAGATGAATATGGAGATGTATATGTATATTTTTATCCGAAACCTCTTGAAAATCTTTTGAAAAATAATGGATTCTCCAGAAAAGCCTTTTCAGCCTGGGCGATTAATCGAGAATTAGTCAAACACACAGGAAAAAGAGATACGGTACTAAAAAGAGACGGTGGAAGTGTAATGAGGCTTATTGCAGTAAAGATTGTTGATATAAAAAGTCTCGAAAACGAGCAGGAAAATGAGGCTGTTGAAACTGGCTTTCTGCCAACTGATGCTGAAACAAATGTTCCGTTTTCATAATTTGTAACCATGTAACCGTTGTAACACGAAAAAAAACATCCTATAGGAGAAAGTTTGAGAGTGTATAAAAAACATATACTCTAGTGATTCTCCTATATGAAAACCTTGGTTACATTGGTTACACGGTTACACATCTCTGAAACCCGCATAAAATAAGGGTTTGTGGCGTAACCAATAGATTGAAAAAGTCGGTTACACACGGGTTACAAAATTAAAAAGTATATACAATTAGATTTATTATAACAAAATTAATTGAATATTGCAAAAATATTTAGTTGACATAATTATTACAAGGAGTGGTTACAAAATGAAAAAAGACGATCTTAATAAAAAGCAGAGATATGCATTAGATACGATGCTGTCTGGCAGCAATGTTTTTCTGACAGGTGACGCAGGAACAGGCAAGACAACGGTTATCCAAACGTTCATCGACGAAGCAGAGAAAGCCGGCAAAAGTATTCTGGTATCTGCCACTACCGGAATAGCTGCGGACAATATCGGATACGGGGCGACTACCGTGCATCGAGCACTGAATATCTCAATTAAGTTTGAGGATTACAAGAAAAAAGTGAAATCCAGATCTGAACTTTTAAAAGAAGCAGATGTTCTTATCATTGATGAAATCAGCATGTGCCGGTTCGATTTGTTTAATATGATTGCGAAGACGATCATCACAGAAAATGAGGAAAGAGCCGTTGAAAGATTATTAAAAGGCAGTGACAAGGAAGATGTGCAGCTTATCATAATTGGTGACTTCTATCAGCTCCCCCCAGTAATTACGACAGATGATCGTAAAATCCTCTGCCGGATGTATGGATCTGATTATGGAAAGGGTGGAAAGTACGAACACGGATATGCTTTTATGTCTGAATACTGGAAAGATATGTCATTCGAATATATTAAGCTTGATGAAGTATGCAGGCAGAACGATGAAGGATTTAAATATGTTCTGAATGATATCAAATATGGCAACAATATTAGAAAATCCATTGCATATCTGGAGAACAATGAATCAGACAAGGTTATACCGGAAGCACCGTTCTTGGTTGGCACTAATGCAGAAGCTGACAGAATTAACAATACTTTCCTTGGCAAGTTGAATAAAAAGACGGAAAAAGTGTTTCATGCAGCAGTTGACGGTGAGTTAACATCTGCCGATATCAAGAATATCGCATTTGCCAGAGAGGACTTAATTCTTAATGTTGGTGCAAAAGTGATGATTACAGTCAATGATTTGTCTGGGAATTATGTAAACGGAACAATCGGCATTATCCAGAAAATTGTGGACAACGGAGAGTTTGAGGAATCCTATCTGGTTATCAAGACCGATAAAGGCAAAACAGTTAATCTGTACAGATACAGTAAAGACATTGAGAAACAGGTTATCGAGGAATCTGAGCAGGAGAAAGACGGTCAGAAGATCGTAAAGGAGAAGATTGTCCGTAAAAAGGTTGGCTCGTTCTCCCAGTTCCCGGTAAAACTCGCCTGGGCGATCAGTATTCATAAATCACAGGGACAGACCTTTGAAAAGATTAATATTGATCCTTGTTGTTGGGATCCTGGACAGTTCTATGTGGCTGTTTCCCGGGCTAAATCAGCTAACGGCATACATTTTATCAGACCGATAAAGCAGAGCTATATAAAGGCGTTTAGCAAGGATAACGAGCGACTTCTTGAACAGAGTTTTGAGGTAGAAGAAGGTGTATAAGTATGAGAGTGACGCATGAGCAGATACCGAACACCATAAAGTTTTTACAGATTGACTTTCCGGCACTGGTCCTCCAGACTGCCGGAATTGAGGCAAAAGATGAATACTGGCAGCAGGTAGTTGAACAGATCCATGTTGTATCTGAAAAATATAACAAAAATGGATTTGTAGATCACATGCTTGTTGCTTATTCGAATTATCTTTCCAAGATGTTTAATAAGGCAAAAGAATTGGAAAAGGAGAATCAAAATGCCGTACAGCACAAAGAATAGATACGAACAGGGACAAGCCCTCAGAAAAGAAATTTATATGTATATCGTCAGTTATATCAAACTGGTTGGATATGCACCGTCAGTCACAGAGATTTCTGAAAGGGTGGATGCCGGGAGAGCTACGGTCTGGAAGCATATCAATAATCTGGTTGATGATGGTTTGCTCAAGACGAACCATCCCAGTACCGACAGAGCATATACTCCGGTTGGGTACGGAATAAGAGAGATAAGCAAGGAGATAAAATGAAACTTTATAACATTGTTACAGCAGATGGTACATTCGTCGACAGTATGAGCAGAATAGAGATTTTGGAACGGTTCGGGATTTCTAAAGGCGTCTTTCAAAGATATCTGGATAATGGCGATCTGTTAGAAGGGAAATATCAGATAAATGATTATGACTGTGACATAAAAGCAAGGAAATGTAAGGACACGGAATTATTCTTGCAGTTTGATGTTCTGACTCAGAAGATAAGGAGGGCTGTCGGATGGGAAAGTTGAAGATTAAAAAGCCAAAAAATCAAAGAAGCTTAATCCCGGCACCACTTAACATAACTGGCTTTACAATGGAGCAGGCTTCCAGACAGACTGGCGTAAGAATCGAATCTCTTAAAGCGTATTTGGATTCAAAAGAACAGGAGATTAGAGAACAGACAGTTAAAGAATTTCAGGAAAAGCTGTGGAAAGCAGAAGATTATATTGCTGTGGCAAATATTTTAATTTCTGTTATTGCAATCAAGAAAGCATGGGGATTCAAGAAAGCAAACCAGAATTTCATTGATAAGATTACCGAAGCCGAAAGATATGTTGAGGAAATCGGCGTTGAATCAGCATACAAGGAAATTAAGGAAGAAATGGGTTTGCAGATTGAATTTGATTCTTTTGATATTAACAAGGAATTTGGGTTTGGAGAAAATGAGGGGAATGGATAAAAATGAAATTCATAGATTTTTTTGCCGGAATCGGAGGTTTTCGCAAAGGAATGGAATTGGCAGGGCATGAGTGCGTAGGGTTTTGCGAGTTTGATAAATTTGCGACTGCGAGTTATATCTCAATGCACTTGCTGACAGACGAGCAGCGAAAGACATTGGGAGATATTCCTATCAAGAAAAGACAGAAAGAAATATTAAAGGAGGAATACAGAAATGGAGAATGGTATGCAAATGACATTAGAAGAGTGTATGCCAGAGACATTCCAAAAGCCGACTGCTGGTGTTTCGGATTCCCTTGCCAGGACATATCCGTTGCAGGAAAGCAAGCCGGATTTCAAGGAAACCGTTCAAGCCTGTTTTTCAGAGTTATGTACCTTGTCGGACAGCTCAAAGAAGAAGATAAACCCACTTACCTTTTCATTGAGAACGTTAAAAATCTGCTTAGTGTTAATGGAGGATGGGATTTCGCCAGATTGCTCATTGAAATGGAGCAGGGAGGGTATGATGCAGAATGGCAGGTGCTCAACTCCAAAGATTTCGGAGTGCCACAAAACCGGGAAAGATGTTTTATTATCGGACATCTTAGAGGAAGAAGTACCTCAAAAGTATTTCCTATCGAAGGAACAGACAAAAAAAATAGTGTTTCGTTAAATCTTTTTGGATGTCTTAATGGTAGAAATTCACAGCGAGATAGAGTTTATAGTGGCGATGGATTAGCACCAACAATTAGTACGAAGCCGGGAGGAAACACAGAACCCAAAGTATCTATAAAAATTATCGGTGAAATAAACTCATCTCAGGACGGCAAAATTCTTTCGACTGATGGTATTGCAAAATGCCATTCGGCAGGACACGACAACAATCCGAAGATTGCAATTCCAGTTCTCACACCAGATCGTGCAGAAAAACGTCAGAATGGTAGACGGTTTAAAGAGGATGGTGAGCCAATGTTTACGCTTACAAGTCAAGACAGACATGGCGTAGCCGTTGAACCAATCGGGATACTGAGAAATGTTCGCACAGAATATGGAAAAGAAATTCGCAAAGATTACGAAAGCGGCAAACTTGATATTTCCAGACATGATTTTCTTGCTAATGAAATCAGAGAAGATGGAATTGCAAATACATTGTCTACAGTCCAGAAGGATAATCGGCTTGCGGTAAAAGTGGCAGAAGCAACTAAACAGGGATATTCAGAGTGCAGAGTCGGCATTGATGCAGTGAATTTATCAGTCCTAGGTAGTAAAACCAGACGCGGAAGAGTTGGAAAAGAAATTGCAAATACCTTAGATACAAGCTGCAATCAAGGAATATTCGTGAAAGTTTCCGATGAATTAATTGTATATGCAGTCTGGTATGAAAAATATCAGTGCTACATAGCAATCAGGAAACTGACACCGAAAGAATGTTTTCGGCTACAAGGTTGGTCTGATGATTATTTTGAAAAAGCACAGTTTGTAAATTCTGACAGCCAGTTATACAAGCAGGCAGGAAACGGCGTAACAGTGACAGTTATAGAAGCCATGGCAAGAAAAATGAACGTAAATCTAAATTGATAGTGCGTCAGCTACTTACATGGGGAAAGTGAGGATGGAATGAGAAGCTACATAATAAATTTTCCAAGAGGACTGGAAGTAGATATTTTCAACCTGCCAGAGGACTTCAAAGAACAGGTTGAGCAGGCATTCAAAGAGTATACATCTGGAACGGCAAAAGCGTATATGTACGTTGACAAGTTAGGATTTATTGACCGTTGCGTAGAATGTCTGAACGGGGATGAGGATTCAGACGATGTTGTAAATTCATTGGTTGAAGAAACAATGATTGCCGAATGGAGAAACAATGGCGAAATCATCAAGGAAGATGATATATACAACATTGATTTTATGGAAGATTGCTACAGAAAAGGCAAGGAAGACGCAAGGCTGAACTCTCATTTTGGAACTGACGATCATCACATTTACGATCAGATTCAGAAAGTTCTGGTGCAGGTAATTACAATTGTGATGAATTATGAGGATAAGGAGGACGCGAAATGTTAATCAGAAGTCAGGATAAAGAGATATTAGTTAATTTTAATGTATCAGCTGGTATCGAAATTGCAGAAGGAACTACAAAAACAGTTGTAACATCATATATCACTGGATGCAGTTATTTACTCGGAGAATATTCCACCAGAGAAAAAGCTATGAAAGTACTGGACATGATTCAGGATGCATATGCAGATGCAAAATTAAATGAAATTCTTCTTCCTGATGTCTGCAAATCGGCTAGTGAATCTCAGAGGGGAAAAGATAATACATCAATTGCAAAAACTATTAGAAAAGATTTTATGAAAAAAATGATATTCCAGATGCCAGAGGATAGTGAGGTGGAAGTATGAGCGACGAAATGACATTTGCGCAGAACGAAGATGGTACGTTTAGTGCATACGATGATACCTATGACATTGTAATACACTGCGAGACAGAAGAGGAACAGAAGAAAGTTATCGAGCATTTAAGAGGGATAAAGCTTCAGGAGGACTAAATGGGAAGATGTAAATTAGAGTGCCCGGACAGTGAAACAGAGTGCTGTATCTGCTGTACTAAACAGGATTCCTGCCAGTGCAGATGTGATGATATGGACAGTTATGAATATGCGGAGGAGTGTGAAGATTATGAGACTGATTGATGCGGATGCAATGAATGAAGAGTTATTTTACAAGCAAGTTGGAGGAAAAGACAGTTTAATTACGGCAGAAAGTGCGTTTAAAATGATTGACGCGCAGCCGACTGCCTATGATGTGGAAGCAGTTGTGGAGCAGTTGGACACATACATAACAAAACTGGTTGGAAGAAATGCTGCACTATATCAGACGGTTATGCAAATCGTGAAAGATGGTGGAGTAGATGGCAATTAAACCTATTTTATTCAATACTGAGATGGTTCGGGCAATCATGGACGGGAGAAAGAGCTGTACTCGGCGGATGGTAAAACCCCAACCAGATGAAAAGCATACATACCCGCTCGGTTTTGTTACCGACAGTACAGAAAAGAAAGAGGTAGGATGCTTTGGATTTGGTATTAATGAATACGGTGGTTCTATTCAATACGCAAAGCCACAGTATCAGCCGGGTGACCTCCTGTATGTCCGGGAAACATTTATTCAAGCAGCAGCTCGCACTTTTTGGTATAAGGCAGACGATAATTCATGGATGCCAAAAGGTTTGCATTGGAAGCCATCAATTCATATGCCAAAAGAAGCGGCGAGAATCTGGCTGAAGGTTACGAATGTGAGAGCGGAGCGGTTACAGGATATGACGGACGATGATGCAGAAGCAGAGGGATGTTTCGATTATACATCAACAGCACTTGGTTTTCCCGATGTATGGGATTCCACCATCAAGAAGTCTGATCTTGACAGTTACGGATGGAATGCGAACCCGTGGGTCTGGGTGATTGAGTTTGATCGGCGTGAGAAACCGAAGGAGGTGTGATATGAGAGAAATTCTTTTCAAGGCAAAGCGGATTTGTGATGGCGAATGGGTTGAGGGATATTACCTAAGAGATCAATATCACATAGGGGGGAAGGACATTATTTTTTATCGAAAGGATTCAGATCGGTTTACAGTATATACCGATAGAATTGATATAGAAACTCTCTGCCAGTTCACAGGGCTTTGCGACAAGAATGGGAAGAAAATTTGGGAAAATGATATTATCAAATATCATTTCGGAGAAATCTATGCTCCAATCAAATATGGATGTTATCAAAATTGTTTTGATGCTCAGAAAGCAGAACATATCGGATTCTATGTAGATTGGACGGGCGACAAATGCCTTAGAAAAGATTTAGGATATTGGATTGACATGGTATACGCTATGCCAGTTGGAAACATTTTTGATAATCCAGAATTATTACAGGAGGAACACAAATGAGTAGTGCAAGTGTAAGATTTGGAACAAAAGCATATGTATGTGCAAGATATTTTCTTAGACCGGGAAAGTGCTTCAAATACATCGACCAGTGCGGTGAAGATGCCACAGAACGCGTCTATGAGGTCATGGCATTATATCCGTACTGCGTCCTGCTAAGAGATACCAGAAACGGAGTCAGGACTTGTCCGGGGTATAATACTTCGAGCCTGATGCTGAGAGGAAGTGAAACATATGAGTAAATCAGCGTTAGTGATAGATACACCAGAGAATTGCTATGATTGCCCGTTCGGAATTTCATACTGCAGTGAACTTGAATATGAGGGTTTGTGTGAATTAGCTGAATGCTTAGGCTGTAATGAAATTCTGATGACAGAAGAACATTATGATTACGAAAGCAAATCAAGACCTGAATGGTGTCCATTGAAACCACTGCCAAAGAAATTCGATAACGAGAAAGACCGGAAACTTGGAGATTTCGAGCCACTTTTCAAGATTGGTTGGAATGCCTGTTTGAGAGAAATTACAGAAACAAGCGATGAAAACGAGCGATAAAAAACAAGCGATAAGAGGTGAAAGAGATGGAGAGATTAACAAAACGGGAAGATGATAGTATCACATATAACGAAAAACGAGAGTTTGAGTGTGGTGAATATTGCGATAGCTGCTCACAGGGTGCAGGAAATTGCAAAACAGTAGAGAATATGATTAAAAAACTCGCCACTTATGAAGACTTAGAAGAACAGGGTTTGCTTGTGAAATTGCCAGATGATTTATTTAAAAAAGTATATCGAATAACTTATAAATATACGGAATGTAGTAAATTTGGAGAAACAGTTATTGATTGTGAGAATTATAATTGTAACTGCGATTGTGATTCTGAAAAGAAATTTTATATCGTAGAAAACAATCTGCAATTTATGCTATTTTGCAATTATTATAATGAACTTGACAAAACCGTATTCCTCACCCGTGAAGAAGCTGAGAAGAAGTTGGAGGAGATGGAGAATGACAAGGCCTGAGATTACGGCAGAATTATCAACCATGATTGAAAAGAAAATCAATCCGAACAACGATCCTCGTATCTACTGGGCAAAAGAGGTGACGTTTGATTATTCTACAAACTATGCAGTTAGAGTGGACTATATGAAATTTGTTCCAGTGAACAATAGTGTTTCCGGGATAGAAAAAGGTGATTGCTATTGCTATGAAATCAAGTCATCTATTGAAGATTTCAAATCTGGCCATGGATTGAATTTCATTGGAGATTACAATTATTTGGTTGTGCCAGGGGAATTAGCTGCAACAGTATCTTTGAAAATCCCGTATCATGTAGGAATATATGTCCCAGAAGGAAACGAACTTATATGTGCCAAGAAAGCCAAACGAGCCAACAGAGCGAGGCCTGTATCTGAAATACTTCTGATGATGTTTCGGTCTGCAAACAGAGATTACAGGAAAACGGTAAAGAAACTGGAGGAGATGGAGAAATGAATAATAAACCTACACCAGACATAACGCCAAATCTTGCTATATCAGCATACCACGTACTACGGCAATATTGTACTGGACAGCCAGCGGATTGCAAAGGCTGCGGATTCTACGAACACTGTCCAGAATGTTTTCGAGGCATGCCATGTGACTGGAACTTAAATGAAGAAGGTGAAGTAAATGAAACTGAGGAAGGCAACACTGATTGACTACGGAGTACCGACGGATGATATACCGACATTACAAAGTCACTTGCGGAATCTTAGTGAAAGCGATAAATACAATCTGTTACAGGTATCTATCAAATATGCACCCGGCATTGAATCGCAAATCTATGATAGCATCGTCAACAGTATTGGTTATCGAACAATGGAGAAGATCAGGACGGTTCCTGCAACGGAGAATGACTTTTACGGCTACAAACGCAAGGTCATGGCGGAATATTATCATCTGGCCAAACTGATCGGCAGGCTTTAAAAAAAACTTAAAAATTTATAAAAGTGGTAGAGAGCTAAATCTCCCCAGTGTGGTATTATATTTGTATATAACTGCTATACCTGTCTCTTATACACATCTCCGAGCCCACGAGACTCGACGTCATCT